GCTGCTTGTTTTGTAATCGAAGCACTAAATGCGGGAAGAATACTTGATACGGTTAACGAAACAAGCTTACGTGAAGTTTTTGCAGCTGCTAAAGATGAGCTCAAATCGCTTGCATATGTTAATGAGTTAATTGAGCTTATAAAGCTATTAATAGCATCGTTGGTTGGATATGTAACAGTAGCAGTTGTGCCTAGTGTGTTAGTATCGGCTATGCTTGGTGTAAATGAACCTGATTTATCTGCACCACCACCTGCTTGTGAATATGTCGTATTCTGACTGCCCGTAATACTATACAATGTAGATGCGTGTGTATAAACAATGTTTGCAATATAATTGTCACTGTTTAAATATAAAAATGAAGCTGTGGTTAGAGCACCCGCATCACTATTACGTTGCCATTCGCCTGGTTGAGCATAAATTACCAACGGATTTTTTTGCCAATAGCCTGTCAAACCACCTACACGAACTACGGTTACGATACCTTGTTCTTGTAAATATTCTTTGGCAGTATATGGACCATAATACACGCCGTCTGCAATACCGAATTTAGATTCAAGTGTTGGAACGTCTTGTATAAGAGTTGGAAAAAATGCCGGGCCCTGTGCGAATGGTGCTACTATTGCCCCACCTATGTTAGCAACACCTTGCGCGAGACCTGATAGGTCATTTTCGCGGGTAAATACACCCGGACTTACGATTTGTTGTACTGGACTGAAACGTCCACCTTCTGTTATTGGCATAATTTAGTATCCTTTCAAAAGTTATGTTTACTTTATAAATAGTGTCTAAAAACTAGAACATCTTACTATTTATAACAACTTTTGAAAAAATATATGCCTTTTATTAAAAATTTACTTTACTAAATCCATTTTCTTTTTTAATTTCAATTTGACTATCTACCATGTCTTTCATTTGGTCTAAATGACTGATAATCCAGATAAAATCGAATTGATGTTTTAAATAATTAAACAAAGCGCCCATTTGTCCTAAATGGTCACTATCCGCGCAACCAAAACCTTCATCGATACAAATAATATTTGGTCGTGGTAAGTTACTAATATTAATTAAAGCAACACGAATCGCCAATCCACTGACAAATTTTTCCATACCACTAGCCATTTCGAGTGGCCATTGTTTATCATCATAAACAATATTAGTCATGATGTTTTTACCGTCAGTTTGCATCGAAACATTAAATTCTACTAATTGATGAAGAATATTATTTATTTCCTTTTCTATTTCAGGCAGAGTTTTGGTAATGATTTCGTAAGGAATGCCATCACGACTTATAATATTAGAATATAACTTATAAGCTTCATATGATTCTTCAAGTTCCTTTACTTTGTTTAATTGATCGGTAGTGTTTTTATATTGTAATTCAACTCTTCCTTTTTCTGTGGATGCTGTAAAAATACTACTGTTTATATTTTTAATATCTAATTCATATTTTCTGACTTCAGTTTTTACACTGTTTATTTCTATTATCAATTTTAAGTTATTTTCAATAATATCTTTATTTTTGTAAAATGTTTCAATCTTTTGATTGGTTTCTTTTAATTTGTTTTGTAATGTTATTATATAATTTTCGTCTTTCAATATTGCAGTAGACAATATTTCCTTGCTTTTATCTAATCTGACCTTTTCAGCAGTAGTGTGTTGATATTCTTTATAACGTAATTCGATATTACCAAAAGAATCCAATATAGATTTAATCACATTAAATTCATCAACTAATATTTTACCTTTATTTTTGTCAAGTTCAAGTTCTTCTTTAGTTTTAATTGCATCTTTTACAAAAACATTATTTACGCAATATATACAATTTGGATCATATTTGTGTTCTTCTAATTTTTTAAGTTTATCAATTTTATTTTTGACAATTACTTTTAATTTTTCGATTTCAGAACTCTTTTTAGACTCCTCTTCTTTTTTTAATTTATATTGTTCATAATCATTGTTAATATTTTCACAACTTTTTAAAGAAGAGGATAAGTTGTACAGATCTGATTCAACTATAGATAATTTGTTCTTTTTTTCAATAATATCACCTTGAAATTTTGAAATTTTCGATTCCAAGTCAGTTTTTTCGGATTCTAATTCGGTAATATTAAAATCGAAAGATGTAGTTTTAATTACATTATTTGATAATTCCAATAATTTATTGTTTTGTTCTTCTTTTTTAGACTCTAACTGTTTTATTTCATCATTGTATTTGATAATATTTTTATTATTTAATTCAATACTCGAAGAAATCTGAGTTAATTCTGATAATAGTTGATCCTTACTTACATTTTTTAACAAAGTGTTAGTTTCTTTAAATCTGTCATTTGCGAGGGTATATAATTGATCAAATACAGTTAATCCCATAAACTGACACAACAAATCCTTTCGTTCAGTTTGTCCCAAATCAATAAATGAACTCGCTTTACTGTTTTGAATGCTTAATACCGTTAGAATAAAGTCATCGTATGTACCAACATAATCTCTAATAATGTCATTGGTACTTCTACGTGCTTCGCCATTCAATGGTACTTCTTTATCATTTTCTAACTTGTAAAATTTAACTTCAACTTTAATATTACCCTTTTTATCAGATTTGCCTTCTCGTTCAATAAAGTAATCTACGCCGTTTACTTCAAAATTAAACTTACATTTGAAACTCATTTTCTGAGTATTCAATACGTGTACAGCTTTATATCCTTTACTAAATTTATCAAATACACAAAAAGCCAGTGCATCCATTATACTTGATTTACCACTAGCATTCGGAGCAAATAAACCAATAGTACCTTTTAATTTGGTAAAATCAATATAATTATTCTCACCATAACTAAACATATTATCAAACTCAAAAGTCTTTGGTTTCCAACGAATATTTTTCGGAGATTTGTCTTTGGAAATTTCCTTGTTAATTGACTTATTTAGTTCTTTAACTTTTTCGATAAGACTGTTGTCTATATTTTTTGCAAGTAAGTTATCTTCAATTAGTTTGTTCTGATAATCTACATCTAAAATATTATGAATATCAAAAATTTGACCATTCTTAAGAGTGAGATCAACTTCGGCTTCATCTACCCTAATAAAGGTTGATTCAAGAATTTTACATTTGTTTTTGATATCATTCATCACCTCTTTTACTTGTGATGGAATAGATTCAAAACATTTGGTTCGTATACGAACCTTTTTCGGCATTTCCGTAATATCAGTAACTAATTTACCTTTGTTGATTTCTAATGTGAAGTATCCATATTCATTTTGTAATTCATAATGTTTAAATACTCTACGTTTTAAATCCCACATCAAAAATCCGTGACCTTTAAGTTCTTCGCCGTGATTTTGTTGAATCATAGAACCAGCATAAACAATAACAGGCTTTTCATCAGTTTCATCATATTCTTGTAGAATTTGATGTTTATGAATGTCACCTAACATTGAAATGTGATGACCGTCGAACAATTCGTTTGTAATAGCACGATTACTTACCTTATATCCAATATCTGTAATAGCATTATTGACCGGACCATGAAATAATGCAATGTGATGATCGGTTTCAACTTTGTATTTAGACGATATATCTTTATACATGATATATTTTTCGGAATCATCAAATACACTAAAATTGTTAAATAGTATATTTTCATACCGATATACATCTGTGGCTTTCAGATAATACAAATTATTATGTTGTAGAGCATCAACAATAGGAGTCAAACAATCTAAACGAGATTTATTCGCAAGCGTAGCATCGTGGTTTCCAGCGGTTAATATGGTAGGTATTCTATCAGCACAGTTTTTAAGAAAATCACTACCAATTTTCACACACTCAGGACTCAAATCACTTTTATTATGAAAAATGTCACCAGCGATAACTAGAACAGAGCCTAATTTTTTTACTTTATCTAGAGCTTGATAAAATCTTTCAAATACTGTGATATATTCATCGTGTCTTTTGGTTAGACGAATATGAATATCCGCTATATGTACAATTGCATTAATTTTTGATTCTGTATTTTTTAATAAAATCATATTTTATTACTCAATTTAAGTCTGAAAATCGTACTTTCATCTATCTTAACACCCGAATGTATGTTTTGCCAAGTTTTTTCATGACCAATTTCATTTGGATCTTTTCCGTCTAAATTTATAAAATATGTATTTATACTATTCTTATATAAGAACTCACACATCTTTATACTTTCTTTAATTGCGTCGTTGTCTAACAACACATTTATACGTGGTGGTTTAGTTTCCAAAATTTTAATCTTTAACTTTTCTGATAATAATTTTCCAAATAATGGAATTACATTATATTTTACAGCAAAAGCATCAAATGGTCCTTCAACTAATGTAATTGGCTCGTTGAAGTTAATAAGTAACTCAAATCCAATTACATTTTTAGTTGAGTCACACAGTCTATATTTCATTTTACTGTTATAATAATCTCTACCTGAATAAAAATTCAATGAACCATTTTCGTCATATGAAGGAATTATCACTCTGTTTCTAAAAACGCCGTCATCACAATAGCCTATATTATATCTAGCGATGTCATAACCTGTTATTCCTCTCGACAAACAGTAATTTAATGCATTTTTATATTCAATATCGTTCGAGAGTTTAATCAACGGTTTGAACGATTCTGGTAAAGTTAATATTTTTTTGTCTTCTTTTGAAAATGTGTTTTTTACCTTTATATTACATAATATTTCATAATATTCTTTACCGGCTTGTAATTTTTTCAGTAAACTTTTGAACGTTACACCACTAAATCCACATACCCAACAATTATATTTACCTGTTAATAAATTGATTTCAAGTTTACGTTTATAATGATTACAAACAGGACAATGATATACCGCATCGGTACCTTTTCTAATTCTAGCAGTCTGATTCAATAAATTATTTAACGTTGAAACTACTTTTTCAGTTTGTAATGACATCAATATAACGATACGATGAAACTATGTTTAAGTCAAATTGTTTCTTTTTGGTCGCCATACGTTTCTATCAACGATATTAGCAATTCTAACCAATTTTTCTGAGATTTTTATAGGTGATAATTCAGTAGAGTTTGATTGGTCAACTTTTTCTTGTTTAGTAACTAAATTAGGATTTATTGGATTAGAAGATGAATTAACTTTTTTACAATATATGTCGTTTTTAATTATAATAGCATCTAGTAAATGTTTTTTATAATTAAAAAACATATCTCTGTAATGTTCGAAGGCTTGATTAACATTATTAAAATCGGAAGATGTCATTTTTAATTTAATACAATTATTGCGTTCTTTCCATCTAAATCCTTTTACATTAAGAATCATACAAACAATATTTTTTAATAGTTCTTTTTCTAAAGGGTCTGATACATAAATAAAAAAATCGTTTATTTCTTCTAAAACAATTAATTCATCTTCTGATATGTTATACTTTTGACATATTTTTGTTAGTCTGTCTCTAGCAGCATTTTTTTCACCGTCACTACCTTTATCAGCTAATGCTTTTACTTTTTTTGCTAGGTTTAATATCTTGTCTCTGTTCATTTAAAATAATAGAAATACAATTTATTTAAAAAGAGATGTAACGATTGCATCATACATATCACCATTTCTCTCATCCCAATTACCATTTTTGTTTTTTATCGTGAAGTTTTTTACTTCGGGTAACAATAATTCAAGATGGTGTTTTACAAAATCTTTTGATTTAATACCTTTTATTCTACATTTACCAAATAACTGTTTACGCATAGTATTTACAGACAACAAGTTTACTTTGATTTTAAAATGTTCTTCGATGATATAAGAAAAAACAGCGTTGTGTCTTGCTAAAGTAATTATTGTTTGTTGACTGGTAAAACCACCCGCAAAACCACTTAAAGCAGCTTCAATGTTAATTTTTGAGATTTGTCTAATTAAACTGTTTTTTTCCAACTCATTTATAACGTGAAACGTTTTTTCTTTCGTTGTTTCTAACTTTTTTGTGTTGATAAAACCCGCGTCTAATATAACATTGTCTTTTGAAAATGCCCAGCCGGTAACAGATGTTGATGTATCAAGTCCTAATATAACCATTAAAAATACATAGAAAAGTATTTTTTAAAATTACTTTTTATATGGTCTAACGTCCAAACCTTTTGTATAAATAGATAGTTGTCGTGATGTATTTCCCGCAGCGTCTTTAAATTGGGTTTGACCTTGTGCCATTTTGAGTTTAAAACCTTTTGTAGTAGTATATAATTTGTCAAATGTACTGCCTGCCAACGAAATTTCGTTAGCACCGTCAGTTTTTAAATCGGTTTGAACATTAAAAGCTCCACCAGCTCTAGCACCTTTTTCGTATTTTGTTGCCAAATCTTGTTTTAATGATTCACGATCTATTGTTTTGCTGTCAGATGATGTTGCCATAAATTAGAATTGTTATATAATAAATATTATTATGTATCCCATTTTACAATAATATTAATAGGATATTGTCCTGTATTTTTAATAGGGTGTGCTAATTTAGCCAAAGCTACTAAATCTGTTCCGCTATATAAACCTACTTGTGTGATATATGGAGCTAGATAAGAACCGGTTGAATCTATAGATGAACTATAGTTAAATTTGAAAAATTCATTATTTACTTCTTTTTTAACAAATTTTCCTGTTTTTTCATTTAAGAAAAATAAGAGTTGGTCAATTGTTTTGTTTCTTGATAATGGATTTATATAACTACTATAGTTAATGATATTTAATTCACTTATCCAATACTTCCAAATTAGTCCCAAATCGAGGAGATCGGCCTTACCGTCATTGTTTACGTCAAAATTAATATTATTAAGTTGACATAACAACTTTTGAGTGAGTTTATTATTATAAAAGTTGTCACGTAAAGAAACATTGTAATCGAAAATATTTTTACCACCGTCGCTGAACGACACATAGTTCCACCATTCTTCTGTTTTTGGCGAGGTATTTTTGTAAATTATATATCTTAAAACAATATCAAGGTTATCAAAATCAAATACCATTTTATTTAAAATTCCATAGTCGAAACTGGTAAAATCATAAGAAGTGGGATTTGTTGATATATTGAATTCACCTTTATCTATGGTACAAATATATTGAGTTTCTCTTAAAGTTATTAGACTTTTAAAATCTATGTAATAGTACGGATTGTTGTAATTTATAGGATCACGTAATAATGATTGTAAAATGCTGCCTGTGTTATTTACTACAATTTTGTTATTATTATAAAAAACATTACCTATTTGAGAGTTTTCACTTAAATTTTCAAAATCATAAATAAAACTTCTTCCTTTAATTGGAGAAATAAAATCTTGTTCTTCAACCAATACAATATTTTGATATTGATTTAAACTGTTTGATGCACTTTGTTCTATTATAAAATATGAAGCTGTAGAAACACCACAATCTCCTTGTGCATAAATACTTTCGCTTATTATAGGATTATTTAAGTAAAAATCGTTATTTAACTCTATAGGTGAACCAATAGCTAAATTTCTGGAAGATAATGAAACAGAACTTCCAAATGCAGAGAACGGATAATCAGTAGTTTTTCGTTTTGTAATAGGATGTGTAGTTAGTTTATTAAGAGTTTTATTTTCAAAATTATATATAAATACTTGACCTAAATATTGTGCGGCACCTAATGTATTTTCTTCAATATTTTTGTTAAACCGATGTACCGATGAAGAAACATAAAGTGAACTAAATGGAAAATATGGCTTTGGTGAACCTACCAAAATTTTATTATCATATACACTTACACTATACCCATATAAGTTGTCTTTAAAAACTTCGGAACCTCCATAATATTTTGAAACTAAATTATAACTACCTGAAGTAGTACACTCATCTAAAGCATATAAATAAAAAGCACCTTCTTGATGTAGTATCGCAGATGCACTAGTTTGGTAATATGTAACGTCATTGGGCGCGCCGATTGCAATTACTTTATCATATATTGATACAGAATGACCAAATTTATCAAAACTCTGTGAAATGATATAAGGTGGTGTATCGCCGAAACTATCTAATTGATTTTTTATCCATTTGTCCCTTATATCTTTTGAAAAAGTTTGGATTTCACCCCAACTACCGTTGATATATTTATACAAATGAACAGTAGAAGATGTATGTGGACTAATTTGTGCGTTAGCAATTAAGATTTTATCTTCATTATATTTGTCTAACGAAATTGATGTTCCGAATCCATACTGTGTAGAGTCGCTTGAAGAAAGAGTGGATTCAAGGACATATCCATCACATTTGGTAGTATCATATCTGTAAATAAAAACTTTACCTTTACCATTATTAGCATCAGGAGCAGAAATAACCAAAACTTCATTACCAACATTAACTACTTTACCAAAACTTTTTTCATCGTTTTTAATAAAACAAAATGGTAAATTTGATATTTCATAAGTCTCGTTTTCTTCAACCAAACAACCATCAGTTTCAGCGACTGAATTTGCAATTCTATAGATATCGACGCTCGAACCACTAGTAGTTAAGAGTCTTTCAAAACTTTGGGAAAATGCAGGATCACCTATAGCAAGAAAATAATCAGATAAATCTACACTAATACCATAATGAGATTCTAAATTATATTCAGATCCTTCTAATAATATTAAGCTACATGTTGTTAAATTTTGTGATTTTGATCCACTTTCTTGTACAATAGAGCCTGTACGCGCAGCACTACTGCTTTGTTCCGCGTAAACTGAATATAAATTTGTTAAATCTGATAATCTAGGTTTAGTAAAAGATCTTACAAATGAATAGTTTTTTTCGAAACGGTTTTTCTTATAAAGACAGATTTCTCCCGCACGTGTAAAATCTTCAAATTCAGAATACTTTTTTGAAGGAGGATTTCCCACAGCAACGAATGTACCATTTGTTACTACATTATAACCAAATCTTTCATTTCTAAAATTTGTCAATTTCATGATAAAATTATCTTTCCAACACCATACAAACCTAAATTATCAATTAGATTTGAACTACTGGTTAGTTCGTAATTTTCAACAAAAAAAGTACCTGATAATATTAAGTTTCCATTTCCATCGTCAACTATATCAGTAACAATATCACCCGATTGATTCTTAATAACTACTGATTTCGGTAGAATTTCATCGCCGGCTTGGTTCACAGTTAAAGTAAATACAGAAATTTCTTTGGCAATAGTTTTATTTGTTTTTGAAATATCAAACGTGCTTGATCCAAATATATTATAACAGTTGTTATAATTATTATAATACATTTTTTCAATGGTATTATAAACTAAACCTTGATAAGTACCGTTACTATTTGTTGGGTTGGTTGTAGTATCATAATATTGACTATCAACGGGAAAAAAACAACTTTTAGTCGTAAACAAATTTTTCCCTATTTCAAACTTTAAATCGTCATCTTTGTTATTATCAATCTCCAAAAAAACTTCAGAATTTAAACTCGCATTACAACTGCCAGATTGATTGTCATTACACTCAAATGTAGGAATAAAAAGTGGAAATATAGCATTATCCTCATCATTTCCTATTAAAAGATCGGCTAAAATGTTGTTATAGTTTTGCTCATTTGATATAGCAAACCTAGTATTAATAATATCTTCTTTTTTGAAAAACTTTACCATTCTAATATAAATAGATTATTCCAATGAATTGGATAAATTATTCATAGATCTATTAAAATGATTTTAGAAATCTACTCTTACTTTAATCAATAATTCGTTATCAAAAGACTTTTGTGTTGGTCTACTTAATTTGCCTATAGCTAATAATTCATTATTATCATTATATAAACCAACACTAGTAATATAAGTTTTTGGATTATTAATTAAATCTTGGTATATAATTGTACCTTTTACCAATCCATCTAAACCGTCCGAAACAAATGTTGGATTGTTTGTGTAATTATAGTCTCTGTTTTTTGCCCTAACGAAATAACACGATGATGGAACAAATTCACTCTTTCTTGCTTTCCAAGTTTTAGTACAACGTTTTATTGCATCAAACAGATTCCAAGACCACATACGATATTTATTTAAGTATTGGCCGGCATAGTTGTTTGTGTTTGGTGTATTATGACGGTTTATAATAACACCACCTAATCCAACGATTCTATCTATCGCTAGAGCATTTAAAACTATTACACCATTTTGTGGATAAAATAATCCAAATCCTCTGTAATTTACAGTACCACTAACCTTATATGGTGTTGAAACTCCAGATATAACAGAACCTGAAATCAAATTATATACAGATGAATTTTTGGAGAGTACGCTTGAATCGTCAATCAAAGAGAATTGTCCGTTTGCGCCTGAAATATTTAATTGGAGTTGACCGGGATCTACCTGATCCTTAAATTTATCAGCCGCGAAATTAATAATAAAAATTGCATCTGAATCGATTGTTGAAGTTGTTGAACTACCTGTAATGAAACTAAATAACGTATCACCGGGTTGTAACAACGTGTTACGATACTGTGCATAAATAGCCTTAGTTTCTTCAGAATATAAAACAGGAGTTGAATCTGGTGCATTAAACGCTGAACTACCGGATGCTGTGTTATCACCGTATGCAATTGAAAAATAAACCTCGTTATCGTAATATATATCAGTATAATACTGTCCATTTTTAATGTCACTAGCACTAGAACCCGTCACTTTTCTAGCTTGGATTGATGATGTATTGAACAATGATGGATCGACTTCGATACTACCTGTGGTAAAAAGTCCGGAAGATACTTGGTTAGTTCTTCCTGATACAATATCTGTTGAATCAAATTGAGTAAATATCATATAAATTAACTTGTTGGTACATTAACTGTTACTGTAATTGATGTACTTCCGCCGCTTTCATTACCTATAATAGTAATGTTTGTTGTGGTAGTTTTTGCTAATGCTGCGTTAGGTACGAATCTAAATTTGTTACCAACTACAGCTTGAGATGAATCTGAAGCTAAATCGCCGGAAAAAGCAGGTACTGTTGATGTAGTTGAATTAATAGAATTGGTTTCTGTTACAATCAACGTACCAACGTTTTTGTTTGAAAGTATGGCGGTGTATCCTAAAGTTACATTATAAGTTGGATTTGTACTAGGACTGATTAAGATTTCGCCTGTAAAATCTCTATCCACGCTGATAATTGACTGAGCAACACTTATAATTGGTACGGCAGTTACACCTTGATTTAAAGTAACTAATTTATACTTCATGATTTGAGATTCATTAGTAAGAGGTTCTGTAATCGGTGTATTTCTCAAAGCTATATCATAATATGCACTTCCAAGCGGATGTGATGGATTATATAATGCATAATCAATTTCATCATCCGCTAGAGCAAATGACGTTATGTTTAAACCACCAGTTTTGGATAGAATCTCTCTACCTTTTTGTGTTAATACCGCGTTTATTGTGATAACATTATTGTCTAAGTATGCCATATACTATAAGTATTATTAAATTATGATTTTTTACAAATTGTTTATATAAGTTTCTAGACTTCCACTAGTATTTGATGAAGCTGTAAGAGGTAATCGTTGAAATGTACTGCCACTCACCGTTCCAAAAATCGGAGAACTGCTACTGGATATAGACAATTTCAAGAACCCTGGTATTGAAATAATAGGAAAACCTCCGTTGGTAATACCATCTTTATCTACAGTCGATCCAGAATCATTTTTTCCTTTTATATATTTTATAAATTTGTATTTTTTAACGAGATTTCGGTTACTAAGTATAGCTATATACTTGTCACGGCGACCTGGTAAATTAAGTTTACTCAAATGTCTTCTAGAATTTTGATTATAATATCCAAAACCTCCATTATTTGAAACTGAACCGGTTTGTACCAAATTAATTCGATAGAAACTATTTGTAAAAGCAATTATGTTACCGTTTGAATTTAAATTTAAATAATAATCGTTTAAACTTTGTGACATTACATTATAAACATTAAAAACGTTATTATTAAAATCAACATATTTGTTTTTATAACTCCATATGAAGTCTCTGTTGTCGATTCGGTCAGGTATACAAAATTGTGTGAAATTTTTTTGAGACGTATCTTGTTTTATATTTTCAATATTAGTATCTATTGACATTAGACTGGATGTGTCATTAGTACTTGATCTATTCGAATCAAATTTAACCTTGTTATCCAAACTAAATTGATATCTTGTTGCTTGTGTGCTTTCTGCTGATGATACTATATTTTTGTAAGTTACCTTTTGTCTATCAAAAATAGACGGAGATAACAATAAACCGGTCATTAATTTACCGCGACTAGGTTTTAATTGTTGAACAAAATCAAAAACAGACAAATCTACATAAAATTTAAATGTAGTAATAAATTCTTGTGGATAAACGTATTTGGTTCCTAATTCCGCAAATTCATTGCGTCTTGCTTGTAATTGTGGATAACTTGTTTTGTTTAAATTTGCTGGATTGCCGATTACATCCATAATTCCTATACTACCCAAGAAACGTTCAATTTTATTATTCAAATAATTGTAAGGTGTAAAATAAAATCCAATTAGATTTGAATCGTCACCTAAAATGTCTTTATTCTTCGTAGAATAAGACGATGGTACCAAATTAGAAATAGCTTCTTGCTCGATTTTATTTATTTTTACATTACTTTTATAATTTGGACCAAAATTGTTGATATTGACGGACTGTAATAAATCAACTTGTTCAAATTGATATGGAAAATTTGCAACTCCCAATTCAACACAATTTTTGGTAACAGTTTCATTTGCTGTAAAATTAACAGCAGTAAAATAGTTGTTATAAAAACTATTTTGATTTGGTATATTTATTGTTTTTGGTACATAAACTTCCGCTGTAAAATCATAAATTTTTAAAGTAGTCCAATTGATTTGGTCAATCGAAGTTTCAAGTATGTACATATAACCATACTTGCCTTCGAAATTAACATTTAGTTGCGTTGAACTCTTTTGTTTTACTAACGAATTGATATTTGGCGAAATACTTAAATCGGAGTTATTAATTATTCTAAAATATCCATTCTTATATTCAGATGGTATGTTAACAACGTCAGATTCAGTAAAAGATTCGATACCAGCCGGCCATAAATTTATAGGTGTATCAAAACTCCATAAATATAACAAACTTGGATACGTAGTACTAGTATCTCCGTTGGAAATAGAATTAATATTGTAACAATGTTCATTAAAAACTTCTTCAGACAACACTGAATTCTTATAAATTTTTATTTTATCTATATTACCATAAATTTGTTTAGAAGAACTAAAATTTCCAAAATAATAATCACCTTTACCAAAATATTGATTTTGATTTGCATCGATTATTTTTGAGTTCTTTGAACTAAACTGTAATTTACTACCATCATAATTTTTAACATCCAAAGTATAGTTAAATGGAACGTATCTTAAAGGTGATGATGAAGAAATTATCAACGTGTTATTTACTTCAACTTCATCTTGTGGTAAATTATCTAAGTTTAAACCGTTTGGTACATCTCTTTGCAACAACATAGTAAATAAATTGCCATTCAACATTGGCAATTCATTGGTACTAAATGATGAGGTATAACCTATTTCAATCGGATAAAAATTAAAGTTTAATATTCCAGAATCTTTTTGACGGGTTTTTGTTATGCTTATGTCCCAATCAAAATTACCATTTCTAACTTTTCTAGCTAATAATATTTTATCGTTAAAACTGTATTTATTTGAATTCAAACGAAAACTCAATTCCACTGATGAAATTCCATCAAATATTTGTGTATAAGATTGCGTTAACTTATAAACACTACTTGTTATAGAGTTTATCAAATCATATTTAAAATCACTGCCCGTAAAACTACATTTAATGTATTCACCTCGACCGTTATATTTTGTTAGATAATTAATATCATTAAAATCGTAAAACTGATTACGATTTATAAGAACGTCTGCGCTACCATATTCATCAATATTAATAATTTGTGGTGGTATACCAAATATATTTCTTATCAATTCTAAACTAGTACGAGTGCCTTTTGTTTTATAAATGTAAGGCAAATTATTTGTAACTCTGTTTAAAATTGATTTACAATAGTCGAAATATGACGAAGATAAAGAACTAGAGATCTGAGAATTATTAAATAATAATCTCGAAATAGAACTGTTTTCAAATGTATTAAAGTTTGTATCCCAATTCAATGAATTTAACAATTCTTCAATGTAATTTTTAGGATAATCATTTAAATCGTTGTAATTTATTGGATAATTTTTAGGAAATTTTTTGACAAATACCAAAATATTATCAAAGAAATGACCAACCATTGCTGTAAATTTTATATAATCTTCTGAATCACTATCATCACGGATATATTCGGGTAATTGATTTATTAAACTATCTAAATTATCACGGTCATACTCAGATCCGCTTAAAATTCTGTCGTTTATATTATTAGGATTATAAAACAAATGTGATTCATATTCATCAAACGTATTTAACAACGAAATCTGTTCATTTACAACCGAATCATAATCTGTTGTATATGAAGCAGAAACCGATAAAACGCTAGCGTTAGCCTTTGTTTTGATTAATGATTTTTTAACTTCTAAAGAATTAAATTTATTAATTTTTGAATTAGCAATCTTTGTTCTTAATTCAGCAGATGAATAATTTATAAAATTTTCAAAATTATTATAATCTATCAATAAATCGTTATTCTTTATTTTCAAATTTGATTTTGCATCAAACAACGTTTCTTTTTCTTTTGATGTAAATTTTTCCGTCTCAACCGACGTTTTGTTAACATTTACAGAAAAATTCACTCCGTTCAAAAATACTTTTTTAGAAACCGGTTTAGTAAATAAATTGACTTTAAAATATAAAGGTGAAAGAGAAATATTAGATATCCAACAAAAAGATTTTAAATTATAATCCAAGCTTAATGGTTCATCTAACTTAATTTGAATTTCATTTCTTCCTGTTTGATTATTAAAATAAAACGAATGATCTAAAATTTTAATTAAATTACCATCTCCAAAATTTAAAGCATTTTTATATAAGCCGTAGTACGTATTTGTAAAATTTGTAAAAATAAAAGAGATATTTATTTGTAATAAATTGTTATAAATAACATCAATAAAAAATGCAGTTAATCTTTCTAAATCTACATTATTGATACTAGTATATTGAATAATTCTTTCTTGAGAAATTTTAGCTGTAATTAATCTAAATACTTCTAATAGTTCGTCGCTCGCAAACTCAGTATTTGAATATTGATAACAAAAATTTTTGATCTGTTGCTTTATACCATCAAATTTTCTCAGTTCTTTCACACCTTCGCCAAGTGTAACTACTCTATTGAATCCATAATATGTATCACTAATAAATTTAACAAGTTCTGGTACAGATTTTAATCCTAAGAGATAGGCATATTGAACTACATTTTGAAATTGTGCAGAATTATCGAAACTATTGTTTATACTGTTATTATCTAATGCAAAAGTTAAATTGTCAATAAAGTGAGACGTAATCAGTTTTTTATTTGCAAAAGTAGAAATCTTTGTAGCTTCAAACAAACTCTCATCGTTGAGAGTAGAATTAAATGCTATTGATAATCTTAACTCTTTTCTTGAAGGAGAAATCTCTTTTATAAACATCTTGTACTTAGAATTACCCGCAACGTTTCTGACAGGATTGTAAAGTACATAGTATTGGCCAGGACTGACTGTCAGTTTTGATAAATCATTCTGTGGATTTAATAATAAAAAATTATTAAATTTTGTAAAGTTAGTAGACGGATCTAAAAATCTATAACTTTGTAATTGATAATTTACATCAAAATAGTTTCCTTCTAATACGTTAAAAGTAACTTTAGGAACTATTGTATCATAAGCTATTCTATTATTTGAAGTGTCATAAACTGTCATTTCAACTAAATCGGACTCAGATTGACCGAAAAAGTTAGTTGATGACAAAAAGGATTGTTCGTAAAGTGATTGTAAATCAGTTGGAAAATATGAACAACTTACAATGCCATTGTTAACTGAATTTTCATTGAAATATAAATAATTGTATGGCATATTATACTAATGGTAAATATGGAAAATCGTTACTAAAATCTGATGCTACCGTTCCTTGTCCAAGTTGAATTCTTAAATTAATTATTGTTTTTTGTTGTTCATTAATCACTTGTTTATCATCATTGTTTTCATATTTTTCAACCAAATCATTTACCGTTTGATTCAAAATACGATTTTCTTCTAAAAGAGTATTATAAGCATTCAAAATTTGATTTACATCTCTTTTTTCTTGAGTTTGACTAGTTTGTAACTCATCAAATGATGTTGAATTAGAATCCAATATTTTTTCTTCATTATATACCAAAGTACGAATATCAAGTTTAATGTAGAAAAATTTACCTTGGTTAGCTTGGTCTACATTAAAAACCAATTGGTCGTTTCCAAAAGGATCAAAATTATTTTGAAACTGACCATAATTACGGAAATTGTCGTAATCGACTAATGCTTTATTATAAACTAGTTCAATCATTTTATCGTGTCACTTTAAAGATTTTTTGAGTATCAACTATATCAGTAGTACCATCAGAATATTCTACTTTAATAAGTATTTTAAAATAACGTTCTTGAGGAAGGAATGATGTATCTAATTTAAAATAGTTACCCTTTGTAGCATCACAACTCAATTTAGAATATTCGTCAAATTCAACTAAAACCTCTTCGGATTCTGCATCTTTAATCATATAATATGAACTGGATGGAAGATACTTTGGTGTTAACATAGCAGACTGTTGATAAGCTTTAGTGAATCCTTTCAAAGGATATCTATCTCTACCAAAAACGAATATTTTTGGTAAACTACCAGCTTTGTAAGCATCTTTGATATATTGTAAAAGTATTACATTATCAGTTGATCCGCTTAATGGTGCTAAATTTCCTGTATTGAATACACTGTCGTCCCACGCCACATCTATGTATGGACTATAAATGGTATTTGTTTCTCTACTGAAAAACTGTAGTAAACCATCTGTATGATAAACAGGTGGTACATCAATTTCAAACGAACTCAATAAAATTAATCCGTTATTTGGTACACACCCACATAACCACGAACGAACTATTTTAGTTATATCCATTTCTAAATCTGATTGTTGTCCATAAGAAAACTGTTGATAAGTTATCAAACTGGAACCACTTAATGGTGTATAAGCTGATGAGGAACAAATCCAATGTTTTTTGTTGTTATACGATTCGGGTACATCATAAAACCAAGTTCCTCCTCCATTTTGCCAACTTGCAGAAGCAAACGAACTTGTTTCAAGATAGTCAACAGCCTCATATAATTGTACATAATTGCCATCATCATACCAAGTACCACTACCTGAATAATTTCTAAAGTACCAACTTACACCTAATTCACTACCGTCATCAGCGTATCTTCCATTACCGTTTTGCCAACTTTGACTTACTGGAAAGGCGTAGATTTTATAATCTAGTGGTAGATTTCTAGCACCACAGGCTTTGAGATTAAGTGTAAATTTTACATTTGATCCCGAAATCGTATTATTCGCCACAGATTTACTTATTTCGGTTAAATCAAATTGCAATAAAGTTCTAGAAAATTCAGGATAAAGTAAATATTCTGCTGATTTTGGTCGGGTAAAAGATCCAGTATAGATACCTTTAAAATAACCTAGAAAATCGGTTATTTTAGCAAAGTAAACTCTTTGATCGGTGAGTTCGCTTGAAATTAACCCGTTGAATACAGAAGAAGTTATCTTTACAGTTCCGCTACCAGAATAAAGACAGTTTGCTCCACATTTTGGTCCTGTTCTAATAAATGACGAAGTAATTATACCAGAAAAATTTCCAAAACTTCCAGATCCTTGAATTGAAGATGTGAGTGGATTAGATGTAAAAACTTTATTATTTAAAAATAAAGAACCGAAAGATGAACCTTGTTTTATAGATCCTGTAAAGCTACCAGTAGAAATACTACCACTAATAGTAGAATTGGTTGTTAACTGAAAACTTCCACTTAAATATGACGAAAAAGAAGTTCCGCTGCCACTAACGTATAACTCGCTAATAGTACTTGACGTTTTATTTAAAAATTTACCGTTGAAATTAGCTAGAAAAGAAGTGCCTGTGATTGTATCCGACGTTAAATCAAATCTTCTCCATTTACTACCGGAATAAACGTAAAGAGATGATGTAGTGAAAGCTAACCATCCTTCATTACCGTATGAGGATGTGGTTTGTGGCGCGTCGTGCCAATAGTAACTTAAGAACTCGGTCTTCGTACCTTTATTTGAAGCATAAATTTCTAAAACTTCGTCAATTCCAAAATTTTTTCCTTCATACTTACTCGTATTGTTTATGTAAGAATCTTTTGTTGAGTAAATAAATTTATGCATATTACATTACTACTCCTTTAATATCTTTATTCGGAAATTTAACTTCAAAAACAGATGGGTCTTTTGAAGGATAAATTATATTGTTTTGTGTAGCTACGTCGATGTTGTAAGCGATTGGAGAATAATCGCCATCATCAATTGTAAAGTTTTTTATACCCAAATCAGTTACTGATTGTACACCTTCGTTTTTCATGATTTCAAATGATAATTGACTTAAATTTATAACTTGGTTGAAACTCCAATTATCGATATTAAAAAATGATTTAACAGAATTAATACAGTTATCTAGAACGTCTTTTTTATTAAATCCTTTGAAAACTGTAATTTTAAATTCAACCCCGATGTTAATTATATATCCATCGATTATATTAATTTTGTCGGTAAGAATTTTATAATTGTTTAAATAAGTTACTAAATTTTGAACAGTTGCTTGGTTAATTTTTGTTAAATTTTTATTTGCATTGAAAGTCAAAACGTATAAATTATTTGTAAAAGGATTATTAGATTGTAAAAACTTTTGTCTATCTAATGGACTCAATGGGGACAAATTAAGATTCTGATTACCATTATCATCAGTTATACCATTAATCAACCCATTATACATTACTTCTCTTGTAGCATTAGGTTCTATATAAGCTTTTGCAATAGATCCAAATCTAGATGGTAAAGAATAAACTCTCAACAACATATCATCGTCTGTTACCATACGATTTTGTGTTGAAAAATTTAATAAACTATTTTGTCGTATTTCTTCATCTGACTCAGCGTCATCTCCGCCTGTTGACGGATTCACGTTATTAACTCTTAAAGAGTTCTTTATATTATTTAGTATTCTTAATTCACTGTCAGATAAAGTACTTTTATCATTTAAAAATGCAACTGATCCAATTGTATTAATCTCATCACTATTAACATTACTTGTCAGTCCACCACCAACAACATATGTAATTGTTAGTGTTGTATTAGAAGGAGATACACCATAACTGTTTGATTTTAATGTATTTGTAATGTCAAGTGATATGTTTAAATTTTTAAGATTTGATAATCCAACTCCAACATTTGTTGGATTAGGAATAATCACTGTATTATCATAATTTTCTAAATTAGCTCCGAATTGAAGATAAGTGTTGTTATTTTCATCAATTTCAAGTACATAACGATTTTCCGTTCTTAATACTTTTAATATCTTAGGAGTTTCGGATCTATATTGTGATAAAAATTGATTGTTAATTGGTAAATTATCTACTTCGATTGGAATTGTATCTTGTGCTAGAAAGTAAACTTGGTAGTAATTGTTGTTATTACTATCGATTACACTTATTATTTTAAGAACGTTTGTTTCGTTCAATTTAATTTTAAGAAACGGTTGTTGTTCGTTTACAACTATTTCTTTGGTAACAACTTTACCAGAATAAGTTTGTGCTTTTTTATTTATCAAATAATAAAGTGGTGCTCCAGTATTGTCTCTACTATAAACACTAATAGTACGTGGAGAAAACTTACTGTCTTCACTGAAATCTATACTATCTTCAATTACGAATGGTACATTACTTACACTTTTTAGTTGTGTAAACGGTTTTAGAATTAAAGCGTATCTATAATCGGGTAAATACTCGTTATTTTCATTACGAGTAGATGGTATTAATTGATACAAATCGACTTCGGTTGATGATGCGGAAGATACTTTAGGTGTATAACCTAGAATCTTAGATAAATTAACTAGATTTTTACGTTCAGTTGCAAACTGTACAAAACTTTCTTTAAATTGATAATCAGTATAATACGAAAGAATATCACCGACGTAAGCCGCTTGTTCAATAAAAATTTGACCGGGTGAACTATCACTAAAATCCTTATAACTTTGAGGATAATATTGTTTTGTAAAATCTATCAATTGTTGACGTAATGATGCAAAATCTCTATTGACGTAGTTAACGTCTTTTGTATTTGCCTTAAATGTTTTATTTACTATTTGTGCCATTATATGTTATTGGTTTGTAATGTTACTTGAGTTTGTGACGTTACGTTTCTATAAGTAAATACTACACTTATAAATACTTTATTTAAGTCATTATTAACAGACCCTAGAAAATTTTGGTTGTTTGATAATTCTACTTTTACATCTTGAATTAATGCACCTTGTATAAATCTATTTAAATCCGTTTGTATTACATCAATAATTATCTGTTTAAACTGTTCTAAACTATTTTGTTCAAACAACAATTTATGTAAACCTGAACCAAAACTGTTATTGAATCTTCTTTCACCCGGTTTAGTTAATAAAAGATTTTGAATATTACTACTAATCTGATCAGCAGTAGTGTCATTGGTTTCAAAATATCCATTTTGACCTAATCTAAACGGTATTTTTAAACCAATAGATTGTTTCATTAATCTTTGGTGCCTTTCTTTTTATCAATAGCTTTCAATAATTTTGAATAATCCCTGGTCATAGCATTATACACCGTCTTAACAGGCTCAGATGCATTTTCAGGAGGTTTTACTTCATTGAGAATGCTATTTTGACTTCCATTAAAACCCTCTGTTAAATCAACCATAGATCCTTCTCTCGGTATTCCACCTGTGGTTTCATTCAAAATTTGATTCAACATATCATTTTTCGTATATTTGACAAATTTTTTGGTTGGTTGTGGTTCTTGAACTATATGTTCAACAGATTCTTCCACTACAGTTTGTTTTTTGGCCAAAGATCCGTTACCAATCAATATTTCACTCAAATGTTCACGTAGTTCAACTTTTAATACATTACGAACTTCTTGTTGAACAAGTTTTTTAATATAATCTTTTAGTACTTCAGCTTTCATATTATAATATATAATTATTAAATTATTTGTTATTTAACAAAATTTATCCTTTAGGAACTTGAGAATATAACTGACCTTGTACCTGACCAGTTAATGAACTTAACTGACCTTTTGCCTGACCAGTTAATGAACTTACCTGACCCGAAACTGATTGTAATTGACCTTTAACTTTATCAGAGGTACTTTTTAAAGCATCTGCCGCGGCTTTATTTATATTTGGAGCTTTTATTTTTACAGTTTTAATACGTGGAGTACTCGGTGGTTTTGGTATATTTGGTTTAGGCATACCTTTTTTAACCAAAGCAAGTTTACCAGCCGCGGCACCAATAGCACCTGTAGCTCCACTTATGGCACCACCTACTAATCCGCCAGCTCCGCTCACTAAACCACCGGCAGCGCTGCCAACACCACTTACTAAACCACCTGCTGCGCCACCAACACCACTTACTAAACCACCTGCTGCGCCACCAACACCACTTACTAAACCACCTGCTGCGCCACCAACTAATGGGATTTTACTTAATGCACCGCCAACTGCACCGGTTACTCCACCAACCACACTACCCGCTGCACCCGTTACTCCACCTACCACACTACCCGCTGCACCCGTTACTCCACCAACCACACTACCTGCTGCGCCAGTTACTCCACCAACCATACTACCTGCTGCGCCAGTTACTCCACCAACTAAACTACCCGCTGCACCCGTTACTCCACCAACTAAACTACCCGCTGCACCTAATACACCACTTGCAGCACCTTTAGCTTTACCAATTAAACCCCCAACTGATTTTGCTAGTTTTGAAGTAGAACCAATAACTCCTGTTTTAGGGTCAACGAATTTATCGTTACCAGCGATATCTGCGGGTGAAAATTTGTTTGGATTCCAGTTTTTACCTAACCCATCAGCTTTAGATTTAAGTTTATCAACAGCCTTACCTAACGATTTGCCCGCTAATAAACCAACTCCCGCACCTATTAAAGCACCTTTTTTACCACCCGCCAATGCTCCTATACCCGCGCCTAATGCACCACCACCCAATGAACCTTTAACGCCGGATGATAGATTACCTAGTATATCGCCGGCAGATCCACCAATACCACTTACTAAACCACCTGCTGCGCCACCAATACCACTTACTAAACCACCTGCTGCGCCACCAACACCACTTACTAAACCGCCTGCTATACCACCAACTAATGGTATTTTACTTAATGCACCGCCAACTGCACCGGTTACTCCACCTACCACACTACCTGCTGCACCAGTTACTCCACCAACTAAACTACCCGCTGCACCCGTTACTCCACCAACTAAACTACCCGCTGCACCCGTTACTCCACCAACTAAATTACCTGCTGCACCAGTTATTCCACTTGCAGCACCTTGAACTTGACCAATTGCACCACTTGCAGCACCTTGAATTTTACCAATTGCACCACTCGCAGCACCTTGAGCTTGTTGTATTGCTGAACCCACTTGAACACTAGGCGTAGCCTGAGAAACTGCATCTGTTGCAGATGTAGCTGTAAGACTTTTAACTTCTTGTGTTGGTAATTTTATATTTGGATTATCTACGGTTGGTGCTTTATTTGTTATCCCGGTTATAGTTTGTGTAGGCGGACCCGGCAAAGCTGGTTCAGGATCACTTGGTAAATTAAAAACCGATCCGAAATCTTTACGAATTTCTTGATTGCCGGCTTTAGCTTTTTCTTTAAAACTTTTATAAACATCAATTAATTCATTATATGTATCTCGTTGTGTGTTTACATAACCACCCGTCGTAGTTTTACTAAAAAGAAGTCGGGTTTTTACAGAAAATTCGCCGCTTAATAATTGTAGTTCAGCAACTAATACTTGATTACGCCAAATTGAAATAAATTTATAATTGTTTTTTATAGCTGCACTTATAAAAGCTTTATCATCACTGGCATATTCTTTTTTAAACCAATCTCTTTCAGATGTCTCCGCTAAAATTAAAGTAAAAGTTTTTGATTGATCTGGTTTATCGTTTTCTAAATCGTAATTCGATCTAATAATCAACGGACTAACAGATAATGGATCTCTACCAAATGCAGTATTAATAGTTTTAAACGCGTTAGGATCGCCAATAGGAATATTTTGTATATTATTTACATTATTTTTAATTTCATCTGGTAAATTTGAATATTTTACATGGTTTTTTAAAACATCCAATAAATCGCCAACTAATGGTACACCATCAAAAAAAAGAATTATAGAAATATCATTTGTGTCATTTATACTCTTAACAGGTTTTTTACTGGATTGTAAATTACCTAAAAGATCGACTGTAGGATAATCAAAAAATAATTCTTTTGCCATATTAGTTCTCCAATTCAAATTCAATTTGTACCGGACCTTCACGACGATTTCTACCTTTGAAATCACCGACAACGCCTTCTCCCGTAACAGTATTTATTTCAACTGGATCTTTACACTCACCGCCAGATCCCGGTGGTTTAACGCCGTTACTACCAGGTGCATATCCACCGCCTGTTAAAAATACTCTTCTACTTAGATTTTTGTGTAAATTGTCTCTTAATAGTCTTAATTTAATTTGTTGTACTGGTATTTGGGTCTGATCTGGTACAGCATCATTTGTATTTTCTGCATTGATTTTGCCAGCATCTTCGTGGCCGTGTGGATGTGGGTG